GCACCAGATAAAGGCTCATCGGTAGAAGCTGAAAAACCTGTCCAATTCTTGATCTTTCCAGGACAAAAACGGATAGGTTCCCACCATGGAATCTCATATTCTATACATGGATTTACGGCCTTAGATGTAACAATTGATCCTGTCGATTGCTGGCGATACGCACCAGAAAATAGCGCAGCTCTAGCCACACTACTATCAGTGGCAATGGGTGCTGCCAAAATGATATCGAACAAATTCAATGCATAAGAAGTCGATGGACTATATGAAACAGAAGAAGATCCCCTAGCTAAAGCTGTACATCTTGGGAACAACTTATACCTTATAGAACCTCTCCAAGCAGAAAATGCTGGTGCTAAATAATTTAACATTGTCATCTTAAAGTAATTTGTGTCTACAGTACCCCCAGCTGCATCATGAACAGCTCCAGTAACATTTCCTCTATACCCTGGAAAAATGCGGTGATCAAACTGAAAAATCTTACAGTTATCAGACAATGCCGTAGGCGGGATGCGAAGAGCCGCCCACGGATAATACCGATTGAGCACGGTTTTAAAAGAAAGAACTCTCTCTCCCGCATAGACCAAGTGTCTCTTATTAGAAACACTCAGATCCTGATCCAGAGATAAAGCTTGCTCGTTATATGGATCGGATTCCTCAACCAAATCTTCTGATACAGCGCTCATAGAAACTCCAGTAGATTGGGGTGCTATAAGATAATTGGCATAGTTATCCGAAGGCACAAAAACATCAAGATCATCAATAGAAACGAAAAAATTAATATTGACCAAATTCGGTGTTCCAACAGCAACATTAGGCAATGTCAATTCATTAAGAACATAAATTGAAATGGTTCCATTGCCATACGTTGCAGGTGATAATGGTGTAGTACTAATATCAAGAATTTGATTTCCAGGCTCAGGTGGCAGATAAAGTAACATGGTCTTATCCTGATTAGGACCAACCTTAAACGTCACATCCCTGCAGGTAGATATATCAATAATGTGAGTATACTGAACATTGTCTTCTCTGGTTGCAACAGAGCCATGAGGGTCGTATACAACAGCAAGTCGACCTCTATGAAACGCAGATGCAACAATTTGCATTCTCAGTTTGAAAGTGCCATTCCAAAACTTAAATGGCAAAACAGCACCACAACATGCTGGGAATAAGAGAGCTGTATGCGCTGGAATAGAACCAGAAGCAGCAACTGAAATCTGGTTATGCAGATTAGGCGTAACTCTAAAATTAGCAACCATATCTCCAGTGGGTTCATTCAAAGCCCAACCAGAAGTGACAAGAAAAGATTCTCTGCTAGCAATATCCTTTATATTCATCTCATTTCTATTCGAAAGACCTAATATCCTAGGGTCCATAGAAACCTCCTGTGATGATGTAAATGTCATTTTATTAGTAGTGTCACACACATCAGTAAGGTTCATGTTAGAAATTCCCCTAGGTACAAAAAAGGAAGGAGCTGGATTCAATACATTACTGCTATCCTTCAGCTCACTGCCTTTCGCGTAAGGCCCAATCGTAGGTTGAGTTGATTGAGGAATGATATAAGAGGCTCTGGCCGAAGTTGGACCTTGCAACTCTACATCTTCAAGCCAAGCATAAAGGGAAATAGAAACGGTTGAAGCAATACTCGAATCTCCATTACAATGTCTAAGAGCATTCATCTCATTAAATATTAATTTACCAAGTGAATCTTTATCATCACTAATAAGATCAACATAATCATTGTGCCAAAAGAAAGGCAAAGTCATTTCACCACCCTGAGAAGTACAAGGGTCTAAAAAAATCCTTGGCATCTGTGAGAATTGAATAAAATCACTAGTCCCAATAGTATTTGTGGTTAAAGTATCAAAAGACCACAAAGGCCAGTAGCTCACCATCATTCTCCCAAAATAAAACGAATTGCCATTTATAAGAAGTTTGATTTTCATCTTACCTCTAAACAATTTAAAAGTCGCAATACGATTAACGACTCTCTTATTCTCCAAAAAGCTCTTCCACGGATTTATTTCTGTACTAAAAGTGGTACCTGTAGTCCAATCCCAATTTCCAATGAGGAGAGGGCGAGACAAAAAGCTAGCCACAGAATTATCAGTGGCATCACTAGCAAACCTAGTTTCATCCATTTCACTAGGTATATCAACAACTTGATTGGAGCTGCCATCAATAATAGTCACAACCTCTTGTTTCTCACATGAAAAAGACGAATGAGGTACAATTTCTTCCTCCTGAGGGATAAGCCCCTCAGATACTGGTGAATTCTTAGTATCCACCAAACTAAAATTATTGTTTGTTGTATTGTTAGTCCGTTGTTTTATACTCATTTGATCGTCAGAACTAATCGATCCAGAGTTGTGTGAATTCGGCGGGCCACCTATCCCCATTTTGGAAATAATATTACCCCAGCCAAAGAAGCCTAACCAGTCACTGTCACAATTTGACCGATCGGTATCCATACTTTGACCTTTACCCATTACTGCTGGGTCAGCGTTTTGTTTCTGCCATAAGGCAATACGTTGTGCGTATGTTAAATCCAACCGAGACACGAACCTGTGTAATTCAAATTCATATACAATCTTTTTTAATTTTTTTTGTCGGTCAATATAAACCTCTTTGCCATAAAAGGCCCATTCATCAAGGGCTCCATCAATATTTGCACCAATGATAACCTCGACTGAAGTATCACTTGACATATAGTTGCATAGTCTCTTATATATTGACATCTCCTCTAATGGGGCAATTATGGACTTGTAATCTTTGCTCCAAACAAATTTCCTCTTCAGGAAATCGATCTCTCGCAATTTAGAATAATTTTTCAATTGTTCATCTTTTTGTGCTGGTGTAACTATAAATCCAAAATTTTCAAAAAATCTGCATATCCCTTCATAGTAAATAATCCAGCAAATGCACTAACTCCAGCAATTAAATCATCACCATAACACATCATCCTAACATGTTTTGAAAAACTACTATTAGGGTATAAATGATAAAAATAAATTCGCATTAACAAACTGTTACACAGATTGTTAACAAAAACCGTCAATGAATTGCCTGAAGGATTGGCACCATCTAGCATTAGAACATCTCCATTAAAATCAACTATCGAGAAAGCCAAATCTGTAAAGATTGCATTGAGTATAATAATATCCTCTTCAGAATAATCAACTAAATGCGCAATGTCGGAAAAAATCCGACCAATTGCTAAAATAATCTGGCTAGAAATTGAAGTATCATAAGCTTTATAATCAATTGCAAACCATCTATCATAAGTTGGAGTTTGGGCCCCACTCAAGTGCTTGTGCATCTCAGCCCATTCATTCGAACAAGGATCTATACCAACAGCACATTCAGATACTAAGGGATTCATTTGTAAAAATCTACAAATCCCTAGAGTATATTTCCTCATAACTAATTGAAATGGAGTTGTGGTTGCTTGGAAAACTCGTACTTTGTCTTTAGTTAAAAGCGTTGGTTCATCTTTAAGAGTTGAAGTAAACCAGGGATAATATCTCTTACCTGATCTATAAAGACTCTCAATTCTTTCAGCTTCATCCATAAACTCTGGATGTAACACACGCTTATCTTGCCATCCATCAACCTTTCCAAGGTTTTCAGAGAATAATTTCTTACTGCCTTTGAATGGAAAGCCAATAGAACTCTTAAAATTCATAGAATCTATAAATCTCTTCCCTGGCACCCCATTAACAGTTTCATCCCATGATAAAGGCCTTATCTCTTTAGACCAATATTCCCTATCTTTATATAGAATGTGTACTAACCCATTCATAAAATCAATCTTAGATTTATTAAGCAGTCCAAATGGAACACCTGGTTTATCAACTATCCATTTACGCATACTTATTTCCCAAGGTTCATGAGGGGAATGACCATTAACTCCCTTAAATTTAGGTGATCCCCAAGTTTGTTCAATGTTAAATAATTCCATAACTTTAGACTTAATAGGAGAATCCCTAACCTTTGATTTTGGAGTCCTGTTACAATTAAACGATGATCCAAGGAACAAAACAGAATTAGTATCTTCCATCCTTAAATAACAAGATTTCCTTTTAATGGCTCTCTGAAGGGTATCAACACCCATACACTGCATATCAAATTGGCCAGGATTGCTCATTGGTAAAACTGATGCAAACTTTTCCAACTTAGATTTGGTTTCCAATAAATCACTCTGAGTAGGTGTAACTCCAAAAGCAATAAATCCACCATCAG